AAGCCAAACCTTAAAAATCCTTTCTTTGGATCAGGCATTGTTGAACATATACCAGAATGGATTGATGTAGATAGTGCAGCGTTAGAGTTCAATAGATTATTTTTCAAGAATGGTGCATCACCATCTGGCATATTAGAAACAGATGCAACAGATATGAGAGCAATGGAAATTGCAAAGGCAGGATTTGATATGAAGTATCAGGGTGCATTAAACTCACACAAGACAGCAGTGCTTGGTAAGGGTTCTAAATATACAGCTACATCTTCAAGTCCTAAAGATATGCAATTTGTAGAGCTTGATAGTAGGTTCAGAGATAAAATACTTTCAGCATTTGGAGTACCAAAGTCAGTGCTTGGTATTGTTGATGATGTAAACAGAGCCAATGCAGAAGCTTCATACTATGTATTTATGATGTTCACTATAGATCCTGAAATGAAGATGCTTGTTGCATATCTCAATGAATGGTTACTGCCATCATTCTCTAATACAGATAACTTATATTTTGATTATGAAAATATCATACCTGACAATGAGGACTTTGAACTTAGAGAACAGCAAGCAGGGTTGGGTGGTGGTCAGGCTTGGATGACAATCAATGAAGCTAGAGCAAAAGATGGTTTAGCACCTATTGAAAATGGTGACTTTGTTTATGGTGGATTTGCAACAATCCCAATAGGCAAGCCAACTACTCAAATTGAAAACAGTACAGCAACACCAGTAGAGAAGAAGAAAGCTTTTAAATCTGAAAGAATACAGAAAGGAATAAAGAAAGAAAAAACTATTGATGACATTGTTGACATGATAGACACAGGTACTATTGCAAAGCAAGTAAGAGATGCTATAGCTGAGGAAGTACATAAAGAGTTCATTGCTAGAGTGACTACCTTTGAAAGCAAGTTTATGAAAGCAGTGAAGCAGTTTGATGAAAAGATTAAAGAGGAAGTATTAAAGAAAGTTGCTGAGGGTGAGAAAGCATTTACTTCAAAAGAATTATTTAATATAGGGCAAGCAAGAAACATATTTGTTGGCTTCACATCTCCTATTCTTCAAGAGCTTCTAAAGACTGAGGGGCAAGCACAGATGGATAGATTAGATACTACTGCACCATTCAATCCTATGAATGAAACATTGCAGAAAAGATTGCAAAAGCTTTTGTTATTTTCAGCACAGTCATATTCAGATACAACATTAAAGCTTCTTGATGCTCAACTTGCAGAGGGTGTATCAAATGGAGAGAGTATGCCTGAGCTCACAGAAAGAGTAGCAGAAGTATTTTCATTGAGTGAACAATACAGAGCAGAAAGGGTTGCTAGAACAACTGTCTTTGGTGTTGCAAATAGTGCAGCGAGAGAAGCATACAAGCAATCAGGTGTAGTCAAGACTGTAGTATGGCATACAGCAGAAGATGAATTAGTATGTGAAGAATGTGAACCTTATGATGGCAAAGAAATTGGTGTTGATGAAAACTTTGGTGGTGGTTTAGAAGATCCCCCACTTCATCCTAGTTGCAGATGTTTTACTAATGCAGGTGAAATAGAAGTTGGTAAAGCTATTGATGTCACAGATGTAAAAACTGTAGATGAAGAAGAAATCTTTTTATCAAAGATGCTAGAAGTATTATTAATTGATGAGAAACATGAATAAAGCAGAACTTCGTAAAAGTGTAATAGAGGCATTAACCAAAAAGCTTGGCAAAAAAGGCAAGGCTGATTTCTTCACACTTGAAAAGAAGTTTGATGTGATACTTGAAAAGCTATCTGAGAGAATGAGCACACAGTTGCTTACAAAAGTTTCACCAAATGTTGTTGTAGATAATCTTAAAGCTGTTATGAAAGAGGTGATGGCAGATCAAGCTAAAGAACTCATTAAGGCACAGCCAAAAGAAATGATTGTGCATCTCTCTAGTAAGAAGCCTGAATGGTTTAAAGATGCACCTAAAGAAGTAACTATCAAAAATCCAGAGTTTATTGTTTCAACAAATCTAAAACAGAGAAAAGAAGATGTGTCAATTCTTACAACATTGCTCACTTCTTTTATGGAAAGCTTAGTTACATTTTTCACCAAGCTTCAAAAACTTACCTACACAGTAAGGATGACACCATCTCATTATGGAACTCCACAGGCAGTGATCATTATTGATCCAAAGACAATGAAGTCAATGGACTTAAAAGACATTGGGCTTGGTACTGTTCAGCAAACTATTATGCAATCTACTGCAGGCAGAGCATCTGATGTTGGTATTAAAGGTGCAAATACTATTGGAGATGGACAGGCTACAGTTACAACTGCAGGCACAAGGGTTCAGCTTCCATCTGTTGCTGTTTCAAGAGTGAGAATACAAGCTCATCCTGATAACACAGGTGATATGGTAGTGGGTGGTGCAAATGTTATTGCATCATCAAGCACACGCAGAGGGCTTGCATTGTTCTCATCTCAATGGGCAGAGTTCTCTGTGAATGATCTCTCAAAGTTATACATTGACAGTACGGCGAATGGTGATAAAATTAACTACATATATGAATATATCTCGTAAGACATTAAAAACAGTTTTGTTTGTCATTGCATGTATCTTAATTGCAATCATGTCTTTTGGAAAGTTTGCGAAAGCTGACAATCCATCATTATGGAAATTATCAGCAAGCAGACTTGTGCCTGTGACTGCATCATGGGGCTTACAAATACCATCTCTCAATTCTTCTGGCACAAAATGTTTGCATGTAAATAATATTGGTGTCATCTCTGCTACTGCATCTGACTGTGGTGCAGGTGGTGGTGGTACAAGTGCATGGGGAGATATAACAGGTACACTTTCTGATCAAACAGATTTGCAAACAGCATTGGATAATAAAGCTTCTATTACAGGAAGTTACTCAAACCCTGCATGGATTACTGCACTTGCTTGGTCAAAGCTTACTGGTACACCAACAACATTATCTGGTTATGGTATCTCTGATGCACAAGGGCTTGATAGTGATCTCACTACCATTGCAGGACTGACAGCAACAACTGATAATTTTATACAATCAAAAGCAGGGGCATGGGCTTCAAGAACTATTGCACAAGTAAAATCTGATTTAGGTTTATCTGGTACAAACTCTGGTGATCAGACATCCATAGTAGGAATAACAGGATCATTAGCAGAGTTCAACACAGCTCTCACTGGTGCTGATTTTGCATCAGGTGGTGGTACTGTAACAGGTGCAAGTAGTGGAACTAATACAGGAGATCAGACTAGCATAGTTGGTATCACTGGCACTAAAGCTCAATTTGATACTGCAGTCACAGATGGAAACTTTTTATATACAGGAGATGTAACTCAATACACTGATGAGCTTGCACAGGATGCAATAGGTGCAATGATAGATGGCACACTCACATATACTGATGGCACTCCATTACTTTCAAGGTCAGCACTCACTGGTGCAATCACATCATCAGCAGGATCTAACTCAACTGCTCTTGGCTCATTCACTACATCTGCATTAAACACTGCACTCTCTGATAATGATATTGCTACAGGTGGGGGTACTGCATCAGGCACAAATACAGGTGATCAAACTTCTATTGTGGGTATTACTGGTTCACTTGCTGAGTTTAATACAGCACTTACAGGTGCAGACTTTGCTACTCTTGCAGGGGCGGAGAGTTTGACTAATAAAAAACTTGGTTCACTTACTTCAAATGGATTTGTTAAAACATCTGCAGGGGATGGTACACTTTCAGTTGATACAAGTACATACATAACAGGCAATCAATCAATCACTTTATCAGGTGATGTTTCTGGTTCAGGTGCAACATCTATTACAACAACTATTGGTGCAGATAAAATACTAGAGAGTATGCTTAAAGCAGTTGATACTGCTAGTGATGAAGAATGTTTAACTTATGAAGCTACTGGTGGAGATTTTGAGTGGCAAACATGTTCAAGTGGTGGGGGTGGTGATGTTTCAAAAGTAGGCATACCAGTTGATAATCAAATTGGAGTATGGACAGGTGATGGCACTATTGAGGGCACATCAGGACTTACTTATAATGGCTCAAATCTTTTACTTACAGGTGACATTGGTGCAACTGGTACAAGAATTACTAAAGGATGGTTCACTGATCTTACTGTTTCAAATGCAATAGCAGGTTCAATCACTGGCAATGCAGGTACAGTTACAAATGGAGTGTATACAACTGGTGCAGATAGTGTTTATCTCACACCTAGTACAGCATCATCAACATATCAGCCTCTTGATAGTGATCTTACAACAATAGCAGGGCTTACTGCTACCACTGATAACTTCCTTGTATCAGCATCTTCTGCATGGGCTTCAAGAACACCATCACAAGTCAGAACTACTTTAGGATTGGTGATAGGAACTAATGTGCAAGCTTATGATGCAGATTTAACTACATATGCAGGTATCACACCATCAGCCAATGTACAATCTCTATTGGGTTCAGCAGACTACTCAGCAATGAGAACAAATCTAGGACTTGTTATAGGTACAAATGTTCAGGCATATGATGCTGATCTTACAACTTATGCAGGGATAACTCCATCTGCAAATGTTCAGACACTTCTTGGTTCTGCTGATTACTCTGCTTTCAAAACTTCTCTTTCATTAAACAATGTAGAAAATACTGCACTCTCAACATGGGCAGGTACTTCCAATATTACAACTCTAGGAACTATAACAACTGGTGTATGGAACGCAGGTGCAATTACTTCAAGTGGATTGGTTACTGCAAATGCAAACTTAAATATTTCAAATGGTGCAACTGGCTCAGGTATATTAAAAATCCTAGAAGATACAGATGATGGATCTAATTTTGCTTCATTCCAAGTACCTGCTCTTGGTGCAAATACTGTTTATACTTTACCTAGTGATGATGGTGATAGTGGTGAACAACTGCAAACAAATGGCTCAGGTGTTCTTACATGGGAGAGTGCAGGGGGCATACCAACAACAATAACTGTAGCAGATACTACTGATGCAAGTTCTTTCTGTGCATTGTTTGAAGATGCCACAGGTGATCTTGCACCAAAGACTGATGCAGGATGTACATATAATGCTTCAAATGGAACTCTTACATCTACACTGATGACTACAGGCACACTAGATACTGGTCAGGGTGCAAATGAACTCTTTGATATGGATCAGAATGTTTTAACTACTTCAACACCACAATTTGCAAAGCTAGGAGTAGGTGCAGGGGCAGATGCAACTAGACTGCTTTATGTTTCAGGTGATGTATCTGCAGGGGTGGCTACTATTGAAAGATCTAATGCAACAACATCAGGCTCAGTAGGTACTGTGATAATCAAAGGAAAGTCATCAGGTACTATTGCTGATGGATATGGTGCAGCGTTTCAATTTGCTGTAGAAGATACTGATGCAGTGCAAAATCTTAATGCTTATATTGCAGGTGTCAGAGCAGGTGCAGATAATACTGGTAATTTAGAGTTTGGAGTTTATACAGCAGGGGTAGCAGGATCATTCCTTACTCTTTCAAGCACAGCACTCAGACCATATACAAATGATTTAATAAGCTTGGGTACTGCATCACTTAGTTACTCTGATTTATTCCTAGCTTCTGGTAGTGTAGTAAACTTTAATAATGGAGATGTGACTTTGACACATTCATCAAATACTCTCACAGTAGCCGGTGGTGATATAGCTCTTGGTGCAAACAATCTGACAATGACAGGCTCTATTGCATCTACTGGTTCAAGAGTTACAAAGGGATGGTTTACAGATATTGAAAGCACCAACATGATTACTATAGGTGGTACAAGTCTTTCATCTGTAGCACAAACTCTCACAAACAAAACTCTTGGAGATGCACTTATTCTTTCTGAAAATGCAGCGATACTTGTTGATCCTGCAATGTCTGCTGATGGTAAATATAATGGTATCACTAGAGCAGGTACAGCAGGTGCAACACTTGCATTTGGTGATCTTGTATACCTTGATCCAACAGATAGCAGATGGGAGTTAGCAGATGCAAACTCTGCTTCTGGTGCAGATGGTGATAGTAGAGCAACACTTGGTATTGTGGTTTTAGCAGCGGCGAGTGATGGCTCAGCTACTACAATACTTCTTTATGGAACTGTGAGAGCTGATACAGCTTTTCCATCAGCAACTATAAATGCCCCTCTTTATGTTTCAGAAACAGCAGGTGATATTACTAATACTCAGCCAACAACAACTGATGTAGTCATTCGTGTCATTGGTTATGGTTTGACTGCTGATGAAATATTATTTAATCCAAGTGGTGACTATATCACTCATACATAATGAAAAAATATTTATCTAAAATTAAATATCTGATTTCCATTGCTCTACTCATAGGGCAATTTGGCATATTTACTATAGCTCATGGTGCATTACTATGGCAGAGTGGTGCTGAACTTCAATCAGCTACAGCCTTGATGGAGTATGATACTGTTTCAGGTTCACCTACAATAGACACTACTACAAAGAGATCAGGTAATGCTTCAATAAGATTTAATACTACAGGTACAGCAAAGTATATTCAGCATGTCACTGGTTCAGGTACTACAGATATGTTCTTGTCTGCTCATTGTCTTTTTAATTCATTCCCTGCAAGTAATACAAAGATAATGCAACTTTATGATGGTGGTGTTCTTGCTCAAAGTATACAAGTAACATCAGCAGGGGTGGTTCAATTTTGGGATAGTACAGGTGCACAACATGGTTCTGATGGGCCGACACTCAGCACTGGTGTTTGGTATAATTTACAACTCTCAGGTAGAGATACCCCTGCAGAACAAGAAGCATGGATTGATGGAGTTCAGATAGGTACTACTGGTGGTGGCTATGCAGGAAATGGTATCAGACTTGGAGTTGATGGCTCTGTAACAATGGATATGTATTGTGATGACATTATTGTTAATAGTGATGGTGGTTCAGCTCAAAACTCATTTCCATCTATAACTTCAAAGATTGTTCATCTACAGCCTGATGCAAGTGGTGATAGTAATACATTTGAAAAATCTGGTGGTGGTGCAGGAAGCTCTACAAACTACCAAGATGTAGATGAAGTAACTCCTGATGATGCAACTTCATTCCTTGCCAGAGATACTGGTGCATCAAACCAAGCTAAAGATTTATATAATGCTGAGAGTTCATCTAGTGCAGGCATAGGATCATCTGACACAATCGTTCTAGTTGCTGTTGGTGGTAGAGGTGGTTCAGATAGTGCCACAAGTGCAGCGGGTAGAAATATAAACTGGGGTATTAAAGCAGGTGGTACAGAGGCATGGTCAGGTTCAACTGATATGTCTATCAATGGATATACAACAAATGCTGATCCAGTGCCAAGATCATATAAGTATATTGGTTATGTAGATCCATCAGATAGTGGTGCTTGGACTATTGCAGATATTGATGCTTTACAAATTGGAGTGAGAGCAAACTCATCAGCAACTACTGTACTTAAACCAACTACTGTATGGGCTTCTATTCAGTATGAGGCAAGTTCTTCTTCTGCTATTAAGACAGTTGTTGATCTAGTAAAGGCATCTGTGAAAACAGTGAATGGGCTTGCTATAGCTAGCGTAAAAAGTTGGAATGGGCTACAATAAAACTATGATAAAAAAATATACAAACCAAATATTGTTAGCGATTGCAGTTCTTATTATTGCGTTTCAGGCTTATTTTGATCAACAGCTCAGAGTTCAAAATGGTGCTTTTATGGCTGAGATAGTTACTTTAAAAGCTTTTGTGAACGCAGAGCTACCAGAGGAGATGGCATCTTTCAATACCAAGTATCCTAAAAACATTTTAAAAATGGACATAGGTAAATAAAAAGGAGAACCTTGATAAATTGCTCTGATCAAGTTATCCACATATCGCTTTACAAATTAAAAAGAGCTATAATAAAAGCACATGAAAAACACAACTTTTCTAAAGATGAGTGAGGAAGTCGCAGAGAGATTTAAAAATCTTTTCAATACTGCTGACTTCCAAAAAGAAATGGCTTCACTCAAAGAAGCAGGCTCAGAGGATAATGGCACATTCAGAATGGTGATATCAACAGATGATGTTGATCGTCATGGTGAAGTAGTTTCACAAGATGGTTGGATACTAGAAAACTATCTTAAAAATCCAGTTGTATTATGGGGGCATGAAAGCTATTCAATCCCTGTAGGTATTACTGATAAGCTCTCTATTGAAATTGTAAATGGTAAGAAGCAATTAGTTGCTGAGGGTAGATTTGCAGGGCATGAGTTCGCACAGACAATCAGAAAGCTCTATGATGCAGGTATGCTTAAAGCTTCTTCTGTTGGTTTTATTCCTATGGAGTATGAGGGCAATACAATTACTAAAGCAGAACTTCTTGAATGGTCATTTGTTTCTATTCCTGCAAATCCATATGCTCTTGATGCAGCGAAAAGTGCAGGGCTTGATATTGAAATGCTAATGTCAAAAGGTTTCTTAAAAGATATTAAAGATGTGAAAGAGGGTGATGACATTGTTACCGGTGAAGAAGAAGAAAAGAAAGATGAGGAAGAAGTAGCACCAACTGCAGATGATGCAGTAGAAGATGGTGAAGTAGATGAGGCTACTGTAACAAACTCAGATGATGAAAAGAGCATGACACTCACTCTAGTTGATGGCACTAATAAAAAGTTCAAGCTTACTCCAAAGTTCTTTGAGGGCTTTCAGAAATTGATTGAAGCAGAAGCACAGAAAGCAGGCAGAGTTTTATCAAAGGCTAATTTAGAAAAAATAGTAAATGCTAAAGAAGCGTTAGAGGCAGTCATTGAACTTGCTTCATCCCAAGAGGATGAGGGTAAGAGCATTGATGAGTCGGAGCGTGACAACAAGGCACAAGATGACTTACAGGAAGCAGAGGACTTCCTTAAGCTTCGCAAAGGTGTGCAGGGTATTGCCACTCAGTTGGGTGATATCCTTGCTGATGCAAAAGCCATTGCCATTAAAAAAGGCATTGATGCTCGTAAGTAAAACCTCATATTATAAATGTGCTTTAATTTTATTCTAATTATATGAATGAAGATAAAATCAAGGAGTTATTTCGCACTGAACTCAAATCTGTTGTTGATGAAGCAATAGAAAAAAACATCAGTGAGATAGCAGGAAAAGAAGTATCTGATCAAGTGAAGTCAATCGTTGCAAAGATGCGTTTGGATCGTGCTATGTATGGGCAGGATAAGTCTGGTTTGTCTGATGAAGTCAAACTAGCTTTTGCACAAGACCTTAAAGGTATTGTGACTGGTGCTATTGAAAGTGGTCGCCAGAAAGCAGCGATATTAGAAAACTCTGACAGTGCAGGGGGATACCTTGTACCAGATGAGCTTTATCAAGGTATCATGAGAGTATCTGCATCAGCAGGTATTGTATCTCGTGATGCTATGCGTTTCTCTATGTCATCAGATAGCTTGGATATTCCTCGCTACACAGGTTCAGACCTTACTGGTGAGTATGTAGGTGAAGATAGTAGTGGTTCTGAAAGTTCAGTTGCCTTTGGAGATGCTAAACTTGTTGCTAAAACTTGGATGGTAATACTTCGTGTTGGTAACACACTTATTGCAGATGCAAAAGTGAATGTTGTTGACTGGTTAATTGGGCTAGTTGCTGAGGGGCTTGCAGTTCGTCTTGATAAGGAAGCATTTAAGGGTGGTACATTTGCAGGTTCACCATTCGTAGGTATTCTTGGTTCAAGTGATGTGACTGTGTTCACTCTACCATCAGGACATGATACATTTGCAGAGTTTGATATGGATGATGCAAGTGACATGATTGCTCAGATGCCTGAGAGTTTGCTTGCTGACTGTGCTTTCTACTTTAACAGAACTGTTTGGGCTAAAATCCGACAGAAGAAAGATACAGCAGGTGCATATGTTGTTGGTTCAAATGGTGGCATGATTGCTACAAATGTGAAGAAAGAGGGCATACAGCCTGCAGGTTCACTTTGGGGTTTCCCTGTTTACACTACTGATCAACTTCCTACAAATGCTGAAACAGCAGTGTCTACAAAGTTCTGTGCTTTCGCTAACATGAGTAAAGGTTTGTTCTTGGGTGAGAAAGGTACTCTTGAAGTATCTACATCTGACAGTGCAACAGTTGGCTCAGCTAATGTGTTCACTCGTAACCAAAAAGCAATCCGATTTGTTCACCGCCATGCAGTTACAGTTGGTTTACCATCTGCGATTGTTGTTGGTAAAACTGCAGCGTCTTAGTCTGATGCTTTAGTATTAGTAATAACCTATAATTTTATATGAGTACAAAACTCTATAAAGTGCTGAAACCAATCGGATATGGTGGTCGCCAAGAGAAAGGGGCTGTCATAGAAATAGATGAGGCTTATGCCAAAGCTATTGGATCTGAGTATGTGGTTGAAGCAGGAAAGGGTGAAGTGGCTACCACTGAAACAGTTGAAGAAAAGGCTGTGGAAGAAATGTCACTTGCTGAACTAAAAGCAAAGGCAAAAGCGTTGAAGTTGCCTGCGACTGGTTCTAAAGCTGATTTGATTGAACGCATTAACCTTGCATCAAAATAAAGTCAGTCATTATAAATGTTTCTTAATCATCTAAAAAAATATGAAATCATTATTTGATAACATAAAAGTCCTTGCTTCTCTTGTGCCTGCAGTGCGAACTGCTGATGTCACAACAGGTGCAACGGCAGTAGATACTCAAGGCTACAATGATGGTATGGCTGTGGTTTCTGTAGGAGATCTTGATCTAGCATCAACTGATGAAACCTATGTGCTTGAAGTTTATGAATGTGCTACCTCTGGTGGTACATACACAGCAACAGGCATACAGCTTACACCAACTGCAGACAATGATGTTAAAGTTGCTCGTGTGGCAAACCTAAACACTACTCGTCTACGTTACTTGAAGCTTTACTTGGATGTTGGTGGTACTACTCCATCAATACCAGTAGCAGGACTATTCCTACTTGGAAACCCTGTAAGTGCACCTGTAAACAGTTAAAACACTTCATTGTGTTTCTACTCATCCCCTCTTTATGGGGGGATGGAATAGGAATATAATATATATGGACAAAGAAAAAAAACAATCTGATGAAACCTCTATTGCCCTCTTACAGAAAGATGTAACTTACATATTGGATAGTGTAAAGAAGATTGATTTGAGAATGGATGTATATGATAGAAACTTTGCAAGAAAAGATGAGCTTAAAGAGTTTGAAAAGATGTTTGAAAAGTTTTTAGAGAGTAACAAGAAAGAGTTAGATAATAAAGTTGATAAGACTGACTTTGATCCTATAAAGAAAACACTCACTAGAATTAACTGGCTGTGGTTTCTGTAGGAGATCTTGATCTAGCATCAACTGATGAAACCTATGTGCTTGAAGTTTATGAATGTGCTACCTCTGGTGGTACATACACAGCAACAGGCATACAGCTTACACC